TTATTCCAAAGGTTACATATCGGTTTGACCAGAGTGATTCAAGTAACTCTGGACACCCACTTCGTTTTTATCTTGATGCTGCTAAAGCGTCTTCATTTTCTACTGGTGTAACAGTTGCAAATGGTTCTGGTGGCCCAGGCACTTCTGGTGCATATACTGAAATTGTTGTTTCTGATTCTACACCTTCGGTTCTTCATTATCAGTGTTCTGCACATGGATACATGGGTTGGGCTGCAACTACCAGTACAAGAAATTTAACTGGTTTTGATACAGACGATTTATCAGAGGGTTCTTCTAATCTTTACCACACAACTGCAAGAGTAAATTCTGCAATTGATAGTCGTGTAAATGCATCATTTATTAATAACCTCACAATCGTTGCAGATACAGCAACTGCACTTGCAAATGCAAGAACTATTGGTGGAGTATCATTTGATGGTACTGCAAATATAAACTTGCCTGGAGTTAATGCAACTGGTAACCAAGATACATCTGGAAATGCAGCCACTGCTACTGCATTAGAAACTGCAAGAAATATTCATGGCGTAAGTTTTGATGGTACTGGTAATATTGACTTAACTGAAGTAATTCAAGATACAGTCGGTGCAATGTTCTCTAGTAATACAGAGACAAATATCACTGCGACATATCAAGATAGCGATGGAACAATAGACCTTGTTGTTTCTGCATCTGGTATATCAAATGTTTCAGAAGATTCTACACCTCAACTTGGAGGCGACTTAGATGTAAACGGCAACTCAATCGTATCTGCGTCAAACGGTAACATTGCAATCACACCGAATGGTTCTGGTAAAGTTATTATTGACGGATTGTCACACCCACAGGCAGATGGTAACGCTGGACAAGTTTTGAAAACAGATGGTTCTGGTAATCTTGCGTTTGCATCTGTAGGTTCACTTGCTGGTGCTGGTATTCAGAATATATCAGATGATAGTTCTCCACAACTTGGAGGCAACCTAGATGTTGTTACTCACAGTATTGTATCTACTTCTAATAGAAATATTACACTTGCACCGAATGGCTCTGGTAAAGTTGTTGTGGGAACAAATGGTATTGAGTTTGGAGATGGAACAATACAAACCTCTGCTGGTTCAACAGAAGGATTTTCAATTGCAATGGCTACTGCACTTGGATAATTATAAATAGAGTAAAGGAAAGATAACATGGCAAGTCCAAATACAAAAGCTGCTCTCAAAGAACATTGTCTTAGAACTCTTGGTAAGCCTGTAATTGACATTAATGTTGATGATGACCAAGTAGATGATAGAATTGATGATGCATTACAATACTTTGCACAATACCATTATGATGGTGTTGAGAGGATGTATTTAAAACATAAAATAACACAATCAGAAATAGATAGAGCTCAAACAAATACTACTGCAACTGCAACCGATACAGCAGATAATAGTATTACTGCAACTTGGTTAGAAGGTAATGGATTTATTCCTATTCCAGAGAGTGTACTGTCTGTAGTAAAAGTTTTTGATTTTACAGATAAGAATACTGTAAATATGTTTGATGTGCGATATCAATTACGTCTAAATGACTTATATGATTTTAGTAGTGAATCTATTATTCACTATGAGATGACCATGAGACATTTAGATTTTCTAGACCATATTCTTGTTGGTGAAAAACCTATTCGTTTTAATCAACATCAAAATAGATTATATATAGATATGGATTGGTCACAAGATGTAAATGTTGATGATTTTATTATTATTGAATGTTACCGTAAATTAGACCCAACAACTTACACAGATATTTTTAACGACATTTATTTAAAAAGATATGCAACTGCACTAATTAAAAGACAGTGGGGTTCAAACCTTTCTAAATTTGAAGGTGTGCAAATGTTAGGTGGTGTAACTTTAAATGGTGCAAAACTATTTGAGGAGGCTCAGGCAGACATAGAAAAGTTAGAAGAACAAATTCAACTTGCGTATGAACTACCACCCAACTACATGATAGGATAATTTGATGCCGACAAACGTATATTTTGATACTGGAACTAGACCAGAACAAACTCTCTATGAGGATTTAATGATAGAGCAGTTGAAGATTTATGGTCAAGATGTTTTCTATATTCCCAGAACTTTAGTAAAAGAAGATAATCTTTTTGGAGAAGATACTCTTTCTAAGTTTGGGGATGCATATCTTATTGAAATGTACTTTGAGAATATAGAAGGATATGAAGGTGAAAAAGAAATCATGTCCAAGTTTGGTTTGCAAATGCAAGAGGACGTTACCTTTGTTGTTTCAAGAAGAAGATTTGAACAATTAGTATCTCATGATTCTAATTTGATTGTAAAGACTAGACCAAATGAAGGTGACTTGGTTTATTTTCCAAAAGTAAAGAAGATATTTGAGATTACTTTTGTAGACCATGATGACCCATTCTATCAAGTTCACAATGTTCCAGCATTTAAATTAAAGTGTAAAACTTTTGAATACTCTAGTGAAGACCTTGATACTGGTATTACAGAGATTGATGCAATTGAAACAGATAATTCTCTAGACCAGTTAGTATATCAGATTTCTATGGAACAGTCAAGCACTACTACATACAATGAGGGTCTTGAACTAGAGGACGGAACTGGTAATATAGAACAAGAAGGAAGCACTGATAATCTTATCGGTGAGAACGAAACTGGTGGTGACCAGATTGTTCTTGAAACTGGTGACTATATAATACAAGAAGCATATGTAACTGATACGATTGATGAGAACGCAATGAATGATTTCTTTGACACTCAAGATGATACTATCATTGACTTTACAGAGTCAAATCCATTCGGTGACGTAGGGAAAGTAGGATAATATAATATGTTAGGACAACAATTTTACCATGAAACTATGCGAAAGGTTGTAGTAGCCTTTGGTACTATTTTCAACAATATCAATATTGTCAGAACAAATAGTTCTGGTGCAGTAACACAGAGTATGAAAGTACCACTCGCATACGGCCCAAAACAAAAGTTCTTAACAAGACTTAGAGAAGACCCCAACCTTAATAAGAAGGTTGCATTGACTTTACCACGACTAGGATTTGAGATTTCTGGTATTGCATATGACCCCTCTCGTAAATTAAATTCTATTCAAAAATTTAAAAAGACAAATACTTCTGCTGATGGAAAGACACTTTCCTCACAATTTATGCCTGTACCATATAACATGGATTTTGAATTAGTGGTCATGGCAAAACAGTCTGATGATGCACTTCAGATTGTAGAACAGATTTTACCTTTCTTTCAACCAGATTATACGATTACATTAAATGATAATACTTCAATGGGAACAACAAGAGATGTTCCAATTATTCTAAATAATGTCACATATTCTGATGAGTATGAAGGTTCTTTTGAAGATAGAAGAGTGCTTACATATACATTAACATTTACTGCAAAGTTCTATCTGTACGGCCCAGTTACAGACCAGAAAGTCATCAAACAAGTTCAAGTTGACCAGTATACAGATATGCCTGTCAATGCACCAAAGAGAGAACAAAGATATACAGTTACACCAAGTCCAGTATCCGCTGATGCAGATGATAATTTTGGATTTAATGAGACAACATCTTTCTTTGAAGATGCAAAGAATTTTGACCCAGTGAGTGGTACGGATAAAGAAGACGCATAAATAATAGAAAAGGATTAAGACATGGCAATCAGAAAAATCGTTTCTCGTTCTATTACAGACGGAACTATTGTTGGTGCTGATATAGCAAATGATACTCTTACCACGACTCAAATTGCAGATGCATCACAAGGTGGTGGTTATTTTCAAGGTGAAAGTGGTGTCTCTGGTAATAGTGCAACTGGTAAGGGCGACATCTTTCGTGTAAACGAACAAACATTGAATACCAGTGTGACTATCGCATCTGGTGATAATGCATCATGTGCTGGGCCTTTGACAGTATCAGCCTCTGGAACTGTAAACCTTACAGTCCTTGGAAATCTTACAGTTGTATAGGGGATAAAGAATGGGTTCAACATTAACAGTAGATAACATCCAAGGTGCAAGTGCATCAAGTAAAGTTGCTATTCCAGGCCATGTTATTAGAACAGAACAAGTAGAGAAAACTGACGTTCAAACTAGTAGTACTAGTTTTACCTTTTTAGATATTAGTGGTTTAACACTTACACTTACACCAACTGCCGCTACAAGTAAATTTTTTATAACTTTTCTTGTTCGTGGTTCTAGTAATTATTTTACTACTTATGTAAAACTTTTAAGAGGTATAGGTGGTACTTTTACAGAATTAGGAGCAAATGCAGCTGGTGCTGGTGATAATAGATTACGAATAGCATCTGCCGTTACTACTGACCAAACACCTAGTAATAATCATGGTATTATGCATCACAATACCTTTCAACTTTTAGACGCTCCAAACACGACATCTGCTGTTACATATAAATTACAAATGGCTGGAAGAGGTGGTGGAAGTAATCTCATGTATATTAATAGAACAGTTCCAGATAGAACACAAGGTGAATATGACTTTAGGTCAGTTTCATATCTAACAGTTATGGAGATAGGCGGATGAGTACTTTATTTGTAAATAATCTTTCTACTGCAAGTGGAACAAATATTACCCTTGCATCTGGTAAACAATTAGATGCAACTGCTGGTACTTTTGTACCGCCTGCTGGTCATATCGTTCAAATTGTAACACATAGAAACGGTGATTTACCACAACATAATAGTTCCTCTTTTACAGAATTATCATCAAACTATAGAGCAACAATCACACCAAAATATGCTAATTCAAAAATTCTAATTAATGCAACAGTTAATATTAATCCTCATTGTGCATCAAATACAATCTTTTTGTGGAAATTAATGAGAAGCACTGCTGGTGGTTCTTTTGCTGATTTAGCAAATGTAACAGATGGAAATACTGGAAATAGACTACCAGTTTCAAGTGGTGGTTCTGGCAGAAGATTAAATGGACATGATACTAATGACCAGCAACCTTTACAATGGCACGCAATTGATACGCCAAATACTACTAGTGCAGTAACATATTCCCCATACTTCAAACAAGAAACAAGTGGTACAAATACAATTTACATTGGTCATAGTTCTGGTAATAATAGTAATTGGGGCAATCAAAGTTACTTTCAGGCAACGATTATGGAAATAAAGGTGTAAAAATATGGCATCAACATTAAAAGTAAATACAATTCAACATACTAATGGTACAACTGGATTAACTGTTGATAGTGCTGGAAGAGTATTGTTACCACAGCGTGTCGCTTTCGTGGGAAAGAAAACAGATACAACTCAGTATAATGGTGGTGCTTCAACTAACGTAACATTTAACGTAACTGACCTTGCACACGCATCTTGGAATGGTACTACATTCACTGTACCAGTAGCAGGATTATATAGACTTTTTATCAATGGACATAGACAATCTTTAGATAACACTGCTACGGAACTCATGATTTGTAAGAATGGTACTGCGATTGAAACAGCATATACTTTAGGTATTTCAAATATCAGACCAAGAGCATCTTGCGAAGCATTAGTGGTTTTAACAGTCAATGATGCAATAACTTTTAGAGTATCACAAGGTAATGTTTATGCTGGTGGTGACACAACTAGTTCTGGACTTATGTGCTCTGGATATTTAATCGGATAAAAACTTTATAAATATAGAAAAGAATTAACTTAGGAGAAAACAAAATGGCAACAGTCGGAGAAGCATTAAGTGAACTCAAAATCACAGAGTGGGTATTGCGTGGCGAACCTAAAAATGAAGATGAGTTTAAGATAATGTTTAGTAAAGTTACTGGTGAAGACGAAAACGGTACTGCAATTGAAACTTCTGACACTTCAAAGTGGGGTGTAACATGGAAACAAGTTTCAGATAAAATGACCGCTATTGATGCAGCTGCGCCTATGAAAGAACTTCGTTTACAGCGAGATGCAAAACTTGTTGAAACGGATTGGTATGCTCTTTCTGATGTAACTATGACAGATAATATGAAAACCTATCGTCAAGCACTTCGTGATTTACCAGCATCTGATGATGGTAAAAACGCAACATTGAAGGATGGGGTTTTGGAAAATGTCAAATGGCCTCAGAAACCAGCGTAAACGTATTAGATAATGTTTTAGGTATTACTGATGTTGTAGAAACATCAACCTCAAAAGTAACTTTACCAGAGGTCAAAGTTCCAAAAGAGGTAGACAATGATTATGAATACCAACGTAGAAATTTCTATCAGTTGGTTGAAAGAGGACAAGATGCAATAGATGGTATTCTTGAACTTGCAAAGGAAAGTGAACACCCAAGGTCTTATGAAGTTGCTGGTCAATTGATTAAGAATGTTGCAGATGTAACAGAAAAGTTGGGTGAGTTACAATTGAAAATGCAAAAGTTAAAAGAAGTACCAAATAACGCACCTAAGAATGTTACTAACGCATTGTTTGTTGGTTCTACTTCAGAACTACAAAAGATGTTAAAAGGAAAAT